GGGTGTGCCGTCTGTGTTTCTGCGTACATTTGGTTGTAACTTCAAGTGTGCCGGTTTTGGCATGCCGCGTGGTGAACTCAGCACCGAAGCAGAAGACATTGCACATACACATAGAGAGATAGAATCTTTTGTCAAGTATGAAGATTTGCCGCTGGTGAGCACCGGCTGTGATAGCTATGCAAGCTGGCATCCTGACTTTAAAGAACTCAGTCCAATGCTGACTAGTGATGCTATTGTAGATCGCATTATGGAAATTATCCCATTCCATGAGTGGCGGGACGAGCACTTGGTAATCACCGGAGGTGAACCTTTGCTGGGTTGGCAACGTGCTTACCCAGATTTGCTGGATCATCCCAAGATGGCAGGTTTGACAGAAATTACATTTGAAACAAATGGCACTCAACAGCTAACACCAGAATTCAAAGAGTATTTGAAAAAATGGCAACTAAGGTCGTGGCATACTGGTGGGCCTGTACGAGAAATTACTTTCAGTGTCAGTGCTAAACTTCCTTGCTCAGGCGAGAAGTGGTCTGATGCTATTTGCCCCGAAGTTGTACGAGAGTATGAGGAAGTGGGCACAGCGTATCTAAAGTTTGTTATTGCTACAGAGCAAGATTTTGAGGATGCACAACGAGCAACCAAGGAGTTTCGTGCTGCTGGATTTCGAGGTCATGTTTATCTAATGCCTGTGGGCGGTGTGGAAAGTGTGTACGCACTAAACAATCGTGCTGTGGCAATCATGGCCATGAATGCTGGCATGAGATATAGCGATCGATTGCAAGTACCGTTGTTTAAAAACGAGTGGGGCACATGATGTCAGAGACTCATAAACGAACAATCGTTCGAATGATCACCTACAGAGTAACTGCCTGGGCGTTTACAATCTTATGGACATATATGTTCACAAACGATCTAGGATCAGCAACAGGATTTGCTACATTGCTTCATATTTTGCTCAGTATAGATTACTACATACACGAGCGTATTTGGTTGAAAATTAAGTGGGGTAAATTATAATGGGGATACTAGACTGGTTTGGAAAAAAAGCACAGGCCAATCCACCTCCTACAATGCCACCACCTCCACCTCCACCTGCAAAAAAGATCAAGGCTCCTGAAAAAAATGAAAAAGAGCTTGCTACAGAAAAAGGTGAGCCATGGATTAGCATTGTTAAACTGGATATTGATCCAGATAACTTACATCAAGGTAGCTTTGAATTAGACTGGAATGAAAAATTTGTTGCAGATTTGATTCGTGCTGGTTATATGATCAAGCGAGATGATACTGATTCAGAAATTGTTGATCGTTGGTTCCAGACTATCTGTAGACACGTGGTTATGGAGACGTATGAGCAAACTCAAGCCATAAACAACAATAGTATTGTAAAAGTTCGTGACCTTGGCGCGGGCCGCAGCGAAATAAGCTGATAGCCAGCATCTGAGAAAAAATGCAATTTTGTTGTAAAGGAACTGACTATTGGAACCAATACTGCCACCTAAGACTTTTAAAGTCTACACCTTGATTAAACAAACAGGGATGAGTCTAATATATACTGGATTTAGTGCCAATAATGTTATGCTCGGAACTGGATTCTTTATGTCACAAGCTGATGCTGAACATCACAGGACCATGGAGCTGCTGAAAGATACTGCTACGCCTCGATCCTTGTATCATGTGTTCGAACTTGATATTCCCAATCCTGCTTATTCTGAATATTAACAATAAAATGACATTTCTATACGTAAACGGCGATAGTCACGCAGCAGGAGCCGAAGCAGTGAGCTCTGCTGCTTTTGCCGAAGATGACAACTACCCTGAGCTAGGAAGACAGCCGCATCCTGCCAACCTGGAAGCCAGCTGGGGCAATCAACTGTCCAAGAAACTCAACTGTGAATTTGTATGTGACGCAGAATCTGCAGCATCCAATTACCGAATTGAACGAACCACACGAGCATGGTTAGATCGTTTGTTGCCTTGGCAATCAGCATTTGTTGCAATTGGGTGGAGTACTTGGGAAAGAGAAGAATGGCCCTACAATGACCAGTATCTTCAGGTGGGCAGCTCTGGCTTGGATCATGTACCGCATGAACTAAAACAACGTTACAAAGAGTTTGTAGTTGGAGTCAACTGGACTGAACGGCAACAGTTTTGGCACGATCGCATCTGGAAACTGCACTGCGATCTAGACACCATGAAGATCCCACATGTGTTTTTCAATTGCAACAACAAGTTTGATCGAATCTCTCAAAAGCAATCTTGGGGTGCAAACTACATAGACCCTTATGGGCCAATCACATATGATCTGGCGCTGAGAGAATCTGGGTTTGTTACAGTAAACCCACAAAGTTGGCATTTTGGACAAGATGCTCATTGCTTTTGGGCAGAATTTCTGTTACAATACATCAAGGACAATCAACTTCTAAGGCCAGATGAAATACCTACTTATTGACACCAGCAACATGTTCTTTCGTGCTCGACATCAAGCACACAGACAAAGCGATACATGGACCAAGCTGGGCTTTGCCTTGCATCTAACTATCATGAGCGCCAACAAGGTAGCACGTGATTTGGGCGCAGACCATGTGGTATTCGCACTAGAGGGTCGCAGCTGGCGCAAAGACTTCTACAAGCCTTACAAAGGCAACCGTGCCGAGGCTCGCGGCAAAATGACAGAAACCGAAGCAGAAGAAGACAAGCTGTTCTGGGAAACCTATGATGAGCTGACGAAATATTTGTCTACAAAAACCAATTGCAGTGTGATCCGTTGCGCAACAGCAGAAGCAGATGACATCATTGCACGTTGGATTGCACTACACCCCCAAGACGAACACACAATTGTAAGCACAGATTCTGACTTTGTTCAGTTGGTGGCGCCCAATGTTCGACTCTACAACGGCGTCAACGATCACTTGTTTACTGTGGATGGTGTGGTTGATGGCAAAGGCAAAAAATTGGCGTTTACTGTCGAAAGCAATTCCAAGATCAAGGTGGGCAAAGCCAATGCTGACTTTGTGGCACCTGTGGACTATCAAAAGTGGGTGTTGTTTTTGAAATGTGTACGCGGCGACTCCGGTGACAATGTGTTCTCGGCGTATCCGGGCGCCCCAGTCAAAGGCACAAAAAATCGTGTGGGTATCACAGAAGCATTTGAAGATCGTGGCAAAAAAGGCTATGCGTGGAACAACATGATGTTGCAACGTTGGACCGACCACGAAGATGTTGAACATCGAGTGCTAGACGATTACGAACGCAATGTGACTCTAATTGATCTCACTGCACAGCCTCAAACAGTCAAAGACACAGTGGACACGGCAATTAGTGAACAGATAAGTCACAAAAACGTGGGCATGGTAGGCGCTCACTTTTTGAAGTTTTGTGGCAAGTACGAGCTAAACAAACTTAGCGATCATGCAGATGCAGTAGGACGTTGGATGAACAACACATACAAAGGAAAGTTAGTAAATGATAACAGCAAAACCGGTAGTTGACAAACAGTATTGGATCTTGCGACAAGATGGTCACAAGGTGGGAAATATCGAAGCAGTCGATGATGGATACCAAGTAAAGATCAACAACGAGATTCAGCGATTCAAAACTGTTAGCATGATCAAGCAACGGGTCAAAATCGAGTTTGAATCTGTTGGTAATAAACCCAATCGAGATCCCGCTACATTTCACGTTCATGGATACCCTGCTGGATGCAGGGTGTATAATCCTATCTGGGACGTCAAACACAAACTACCATTGTATACCAAAGATCGAAAATCTAAATCTTGGTATGCAGCTGGCTGGTATCAAGTAAAACAACACAAACAGTGGGAGTTGGTTCAAAGCCCAAAACTTATCTCGCTAGAACGTTATTCGTATCAAGGTCCATTTTATTCCAAGGAACAGGCAAATGCAAGTCAAAATTAAAAAACTCACTCCCACCGCACAGATGCCAGTTTACGCAACGCCAGGCTCTGCTTGCTTTGATATCTGTACAACCTCTATGTCTGGTTACATTCAACCAGGAACAAGTGTGGTGTTTGCCACCGGTCTTAGCTTTGAGATTCCCGAAGGCCATGTAATGAAGGTATTCAGTCGCAGCGGACATGGATTCAAACATGGCTTGCGATTGGTAAACAGCACAGGAATCATTGACTCAGACTACCGCGGCGAGCTCATGGTCAAGCTGCACAATGATGGCGGCAAAAGTGTTTTGATTGAATCTGGCGAACGCATTGCACAAGGCATGATTGTGCCTGTGGAGCAGGCTGAGTTTGTGTTTGCAGACAGCTTGAGTGATACCGAGCGCGGCACCGGCGGCCTTGGTAGTACCGGCACTGTGTAATGAACGTAGCTAAGCCATTGGAATTTAGAACCAAAGAACAGGCTCGTGCTTTTTTAAAAAGCATGGGCTTGCTTAAAAACAGGCGTGTGATCGAAGGTGCGGAGCGCGAAAAGACCTTGACCATGCTAAGGCTTATGCCGTCAGAAGTCAGCAACAGTCAGCATCTATGGACAGAAACTTGGAGAGTAGATGACGTCACCTACGATCTGGTGTGCGGAACTGGTGTTGATGAACTAATAGAAACTGTTGAAGACCATGAAACTGATCAATGACGAGTACAACGACTGCTGGGTATGGGTGGAAGATCACAACGAAGACCTTGAACTCAGCCCGCACTTTGACTACGAAGAAGATGCTGTGCAGTGGAAGAACCGCATGATCCAAGAGGTACACAATGCCAAAAACTCGTGAAGATATTATTACCTCAATGTGCTACACTTACCGGCACGATTACGGCCTAACCAAACAAGCTGGCGACAAGCGTGGGTCAGGAATGACTGTTGAACAACAGCAAGCATTATGGCGTCAAATGGCACAAATATTTGATAACGATATTGCACCCTATGTGGAGTTTAAACCATGAGTCTGCACATACATCGATTTGTTGATGCTATCAAAGCTGCCGAAGCTCGCGGTCAACGAGATCTACAAATGACCTTGCGCGATGCCAAAGACTTGCATGCAGACATTACCAAGCTATTGTTGGTAGTCAATGAGTTGAGAGATCAGCTGCAGAAAGAAGAAGTTATAACTGTAGAATTGACAGGCAAGACGTTCTAAAACTGCATATATTATGCTAAATAAGTGCAAAGAGAACATCCATGTCAAGACCCAAACCCAAAGTATTAGTTGAACTTATTAGCAAACAAACCTACAAGACTGAGCAAGTTTTAGAAAGTGCTGGTATCTGGGCGGTGTTTTTTGACAACCAACCAATCAACTTAAAAACTGGCAACATGTTGACCCAGTATCCGGGTCCCAAGTACAAAAAAGTTTCGTTCTCTAATCCCGGGCATGCCAAAAATTTAGCTAAGAAGCTAAACACTCAATTCAAGACCAACAAGTTCACTGTGGTGCTTTTGACACAGGGGCAACAAGTTTACCCTGATGTCTCGCCTTAACTATACCCAACAGTTTTTAGCTCAGTTGTCTCCAGACGCACGTCCGTCTCTTGGAGAAGCTCTAGTCACTTGGTGGCAAGATAGTAGATCCACTGGCGGATTGAGATTGAGTTGGACTGGATATGCTGTGTTGGTCAACGACCTAGATATTGAATTCTGGCAGTTTGATTTTGCAAAACAAGGCATACCTCCCTGGATCTATCTCCGACTGGATCACCATCTTACTGCACCTTACTATATGGTGGACAACAAAAAACTTACCAGCTTGATGGTGTTTAGCAGCCGAGATGCCATGATGATCAACTTGTACGGCACCGTGGAAAAGTGGATTGTTAGCTTAGAATAATCTGGTTGACCAAAAACTCCGTTTCGTTTATACTGTAATTGTAGTAGTTAGTAACCCAAGAGAAAGGAGCCCAAAATGGCAGAAGTCAAACTTTCTGGACTGTACAAAGTCACAGTGACGGAATATGAGCGGGGTTGGGGACAACGAGTTGATCCCAATGATACCCGGTTCTTTACCACACTGCCCGAAGCTGAAGCTTACAAAGCACACTGGGAAAAAGACGGAAATCCAGATTACTTCTTCCGTGCCGAAATCCAAAAAGTAAGCTAAAGTATACACCTGGTAGTACTACAAAAGTACTACCTTTTCATGGCAAAAACGGTTGACCAAAACGCCAAGATCGGGTATAATACATACATGAACACAAAAACAGTAACCCGTAAAAAGCGTAGCGATCGTACTCACATCATTTACATGATTGAGTCGGGCTCAGACTTCTACATTGGCGTTACTGCCAAGACAGAAAGCACTGTGAAGAAGAGTGTTATCACTCGTTGCCGCAAGCACTTTTATCGTATGCGTAGTGAAGACAAGAGCTGGATGCTGTACGAAACCATGCGCGAGCGCGGCGTAGAGGCTTTTACTGTGCGTGTGGTTGCTGTGGTGCGTGGCAAGAGCGAAGCTCACCGCACAGAGCGTACCTTGATCCGTGAGCTCAAGCCCAACTTGAACACAGATATCCGTGGCGTTGCATAAGGAAATTAAATGAAAACATATATCACCAGTGACCTGCATTGGGGTCACAAAAACATTATGAAATTTTGCCCTGTTTCGCGGGCACGTTTCCGAGACGATCTTGACTACATGAACCAAACCATGGTCAAGGAATGGAACGATCTGATCTCTCCCGAGGACTTGGTTTACATCCTGGGCGACGTGGCATTCTTACCTGCTGCAAAAGCGGTAGAATACATGCGTCGACTCAATGGTCGCAAGATTCTGGTGCAAGGCAACCATGATCGCAAGACCTTGAACGACCCTGTGTTCCGTGACTGCTTTGAAGAAATTCATCACTACCTGGACATCAACTACAATGGTACCAAGGTATGCATGTTCCACTATCCTATTGCAGAGTGGGATCAAATGCATCGTGGCAGTGTTCACTTTCACGGACACCTGCACGGTGGTGTGAGCGGACTTGAGCAGTATCGTGCTCGCGACATGGGCATGGATGCAACTGGCGCGATTGCTGTGTTGATGGAAGATGCTATTCGTGACGCCATGCGTGGTGAGATCAAAGGACATCACTAAATATTTGTATGCTCAACAAACTCGTCAAAATGTTCCGAGAGCCCGAACAGGGCACGGTCAAGCTCAGCTTTATAGCTCTAAATGAAAACGACGAGCCCTACGAAGATGTGGCCACAGTGCCCTATCATGACGAGTACATACAAAAAGACGTAGAAGCCAAGTTCAAAAAGTTCATGCTGCTGCGTAAGCATTTAGTAGTAGAAATTATCATACTGGAAGTGGTCAAGACTTCTGGTTGACCAAAATTCGCCAATTTGCTATAATACACACATAGCAACAAGGAGTTGAGATGTACCTGATAGGATTGATTATTGTAGCAATCGCAATAGGTCACCGCTATGAACAAGTCGACGGATGGTTGGTCTTGGGAGGTGGTATGATAGTTTACTCAGTTTTGGTAGGACTGTACGACACAATCTTGGTTTATATCAAAAGACTCAAACAACAGTAATAGTCAGGAGAGCAGCATGGAAGATTTTACAATGGACCAAAGTGGTATGGATGTTGTGCGCAAGGCACAAGTGTATGCCATGGCTGCTCACGCCGCAGTTGGGCAGAAGCGCAAGTATACCGGCGAGCCCTACATCGTTCACCCTGCCGAAGTTGCCCGGATCGTAGCAGGTGTTCCCGGTAGTACTCCTGACATGGTTGCTGCCGCTTGGTTGCATGATGTTGTGGAAGACACTGGTTGTACTTTTACTGACATCCATATGGCTTTTGGCATCGACGTCGCTGCCTTGGTTGGCTGGTTGACTGATGTGAGCAAGCCCGAAGATGGCAACCGTGCAGTTCGCAAGGCCATGGACCGTGCTCATACTGCCAAAGCACCTGCCGAGGCACAGACCATCAAGTTAGCTGATTTGATCTCAAACAGTCGTAGCATCATGGAACATGATCCTGCCTTCGCCAAGACTTACTTGGAAGAAAAGAGATTGTTGTTGGCTGTGATGACTCGGGGTGATCCAGGTTTGCACGCCGAAGCCAGCCGGTATGTGGGCACAGGCTCGTGATTATTGACAACGATATAGCGAGCATGTACCCAAATACATTTACCTGGATGGACGGAAAACGACGACCCCGTAGTTTAGAACTGCGGGTTCGACCAGAACTTGCTCCTCAGAAGTACACTGTGTATTATTCAGGCGGTGATTGGTGGGAAGACAAGGATGCTATGACAGAGTGGTGCTCAATGCAGTTCGGACACAGAAACGAAGGGTATAAGAATCCTCGTTGGGATACTGGACCTTTTGAGTATAGATTCAAAAACGAAAAGGACGCTGCGTTCTTTATGTTGAAGTGGGGTTAAAATGAACGAACAAATTGATCAACTGATGGTTAAGGCTGGAGCATACTTTGGCGGCGATGGTGTTGTTTATGACAACTTTGATCCCAAAAAGTTCGCCGAGTTGATTGTGCGAGAATGTGCCCGTGCTGTTGATAAGGTATACGAAGATGCTGAACCCGATCATGGGTGTTATGACTGGGCTACTTGGGCTGAAGGTGCAGATGTTTTGAAACATTTCGGAGTTGAATAATGTTTAAAGAAGAATTGAAAAAGTATGTAGAGACTTCGGGCCTTGTGAACATGAAAGAGGCTGGCCCAGGTATCTACGTGCTCAAGTACAAGAAGAAGGTGTTTTACAACAACCTATGGAACGACTACATTGCCGAATGCCGCGGCACCATTGTGGATGCTGACTTCAACATTGTGAGTTACCCCTTCACAAAGATCTACAACTATGGCATCGAGAAGGAAGCACCTGTGTTTTCTGAAATCGATACTATCGTGACTGCTTTCCGTAAGGTCAACGGTTTCATGGTATCGCTGACTTGGCATGCAGGTGATGTGCTGGTATCTACTACTGGTAGTACCTCGGGTGACTTTGTGGATATGGCAAAAGAAATGATGCTGAAGCACATGTGCTGGGCAGACTGGCAAATGGCCTTGATGGCTGATGACTGCCGCGACATGACTTTTATGTTTGAGTGCGTACATCCCAACGATCCTCATATCGTGGTTGAAAAGCCTGGTATGTACATCTTGGGCTATCGTGAAAAGACTTGGCAAAGTGCTGTGGGACACGAACCTGCTGTATTAGAGCAGTTGGGTGAAATGTTCCATTGCTTTGTGCCAGAGTGTGTTCATGTAACAGTGGCTGCATTGAAGAACATGGTCAAGACAGTCAAGCACGAAGGGTTCGTATTCTATGACGAGAACGGGGTTGGTGCAAAGATCAAGAGTCCTTACTACTTGACTTCAAAGTGGGTTGCTCGCAATCCACGCACAGACAAGTTGGTGGACATGAAGAACGACATCAAGCAAAACTTGGACGAAGAGTACTACCCACTTGTGGACGCTATCCGTGCCAACATTGTTGAATACACTGCCATGGACGAGCAATCTCGCCTGGCTTGGGTACGCAACTATATGGAGGCGGCCTAAGGAAATGACTGACGGCTTTCGAAGCAGCGGATACGTTGCTAGAAGGATTGTGAAGGGTGCTTGGCAGAAATGGTTTGCTTGGCGCCCGGTCAAAATACAAGGTCGGCGTGTATGGATGACAACTGTGTATCGTAGAACCATAGATACCTATGTTGACACAAATGTCTGGCAGCGTTACGAATACGGGACCTTGTTTGATTTGTTAAAGGTGACTGATGAATGTATTCTTTGAACTGGCTGATTGTGCTGTAAAGGATTTTGACGGCAAATACTTTGCTCTATACAACACACACGATGTTAAAGTTATGATGGCACCCGAACGGTATTTGATGTTGTATTCTGAACGTGTATGGGCCGAGGAAGAAGATGATGTTAGATACTTGAAGAATCGACGTACTGGCAGCAAGGATTTGCTAATAGATATGAAAGAGTTCGTTTGGGTCAAACTAAAGAGCAAGACTATATGAAAATGTATATTTGTATCAAGCAGGATACCCCTGCGGGTATGGCAATGAATGCTGCGGCTCACGCTAGCTTGATGTGCCATTTGGAATATTGCGGCGGCGTAGAGTACCAACAATGGCTTGACAAGAGTTTTAAGAAAGTAACCTGTGCTGTCTCAGACGCAGAGTTTGCCATGCTTAAAACTGTGTCGGATCACATTGTTGTAACCGAGAGCCGATTGGACAATGCTGAATTAGCCATTGTACTCAAGCCCCGACATGACAATGACTGGCCTGAGTTTGTTAACCTGTTGAAGCTGTGGAAATGAACGAACAAACGAAAAGTAAATTGCATAAGTTGGCTGACCAGTGCAAACATCCCGACAACTATCACCAGGGACCGTGGATGGATTACATACAGTTCGCCGAGTTGATTGTTCAGGAATGTATGCAAATGTGCGACAATGTATCCGCTGATTATCTAAAGCATCGCAAGGCCGCATATGATTTTCAAGACAAGAATATCTATGCAGAAGGCGAAGCAGCCTGCGACATTATCAAATACAAGATGAAGAAACATTTTGGGGTTGAAGAATGAACGAACGAATTCGAGAACTTGCTGAACAGGCTGGAGTGTTTGCTGGTGATTTTGCTGGCGCAGGACTATATTCAATTCACAATAAAGAAGAAGTGGAAAAGTTTGCCGAGTTGATTGTAGGGGAATGTTATCTGTGGGCCAAAGAAAATGGTGGCTTGGGCTGTGAGGAAGATTTTGAAGCGTTAAAAGAACATCTCGGAGTTGAACAATGAAAAAAGCAGTATGTGTATTGGTAAAAATTGGCCCAGCATATTTGGCAGTGACTCGACCCAACAGCAAACTTGTGGGATTAGTCGGCGGCAAAGTTGATCCAGGCGAAACTGAACTCGAAGCAATCGTTCGGGAAGTTGAAGAAGAAGTGGGACTCAAGTTGGACCCCTCACTGTTTCAGGAAGTATTCACTCAAGTTTGCCCTGGTGAAGTTGATTACCTCACTACAACATTCAGTTATCCTGATTTGAAGGAATCAACATGGCTGGATATTGAACCAGAATCAGGTCTAGTGGCTATGCTTGCCACAAAATCACTACTGTGCAGCATTGACTTTTCGGCCTTTGCAATGTACAATAGCAAATTATTTGAGTCTGTTGAATCAATTCGGAGTTGAACAATGAACAAACAACTGATTAGAGACTTAGCCATCACAGGTGGCATTTATGATTGTATTTGTGATCCATACGACAAACTAGAGAACGGTGATTACTACAGTAGTGTAATGGTTGATTTGGAGCGTTTCGCTGAGAAGATT